AGCCGCCTACGGGCGGCTTTTTTCGTCGGAGATCGCAGCCCCGATCAGACCAACCACCAGCAACCCAACGGTCACAATCGCATCCTGCTGTTCAGGAGACAGCACCGCGCCGCAGGCGGTGGCGATCAGAACAATCCCGCGCCAGGTAGACGCCTCCTTCGCTCTGGCGATAAGGTATTCGACTACCATTTGAAGTGATCCTTCGCCCACATCGCAGCGCCGAATGCGGCGGCAACAATCGGGATGATGACCTTGAACGCAGTCACCATCATCTTGCTGCCACGCCACAGAATTACCAGCTCAGCGATGGCCGCCTTGGTTTCGATCTCAGCCGCTAAGTGCCCGATTATCAAATCGTGCGTCTCTCTCGACAAGGTCTCGATATTCTCAAGCTTCCCGTGCAGCACGGCTGCCTCTGACTGCCACGACCGGCGCTCTTCGCCTCCATACGCGCGCTCTGTCATTACTCGGCGTCCAGCAGGAAAACTACCGGGGACGCCGCCTTGGTCCTGAAGAGGTAGCTGTCACCGGCCGTCATGCCGGTAGTGGTGATCGAAATTGCCGTAGCCTTGACGCCAACACTGCTCGCTGACACGGCTGTAATCGTCGACCCGAGAGGGTAGACCTCGAACGATCCAGCCGCGCCTGACAGAAGCGACACAGACGGAGCGGAAACCATCGCCGGGTATTCGATTGTCGCGAATGCGGCAACTGTTGAAGCGGCACAGGCCACGCCAACCGCATCGATTGAGTCGTATGGAATGGCTTGCACATACCTCTGGCAGCGCATCTTTTCGGCGCTCAAGTCGATAGGACGGAAACGCGACGGAGCGCTTGATAGCTCGTATTTGACGCCAACGATCGTTGCGTCCCAAGCCTCTGTCTCAGACGAATTCCCAAGCACAAATATCGTCTTCGGATCTGTCCCGATGGTTTTCCCTACCATCGTTGGAGCGCGAAGAACTGCGGTAGTTTTCCAAACGTTATCCGCGCTTTCGGCAAACTCCATGAGCGCGGCAGTTTGGGCAAGCGCGCTGCCGCCGCCGCCATAATCGAACTGGATGCCTGCGCGCAGCCCGGCGCTTGGCACGTCGCCTATTCCCCAAACCTGGATGGATACATAGGAGTCGGCAATCATGGTCATTTCCGACGTGCCGAACCACTGCTGAACAAGCGCTGATGAGTTGTCAGCCGTGGCTGATATTTCCATGCCGAACTGCGGATGAAAAGGAAATAGCAGAGATTCTGCGGGCGTCAGGGCGCGTTGCGTAACGGTGACAGTGGCCCCGGACGGCTGAAATTTCCATCCGTCTGCCGTGTTCGTGTTCGCCGTGAACCCTGTGAAACTGGTCCCCCTTGACCAGAAATCGAACGTCCCGTTTCGGACAATATTCGTGTTTGACGCCAGGGCATCGGCATATGTTTTCCCGACTCCAGGAGATCGCCTAGTCGATCCTGTAACGATTGATGTGGCCGCTGGAAATAGCGTCGATCCATCGTATTCGCCAGCGGTGTAAATCCAAACGTGATCATTGCCGACCGGCATGATTTTCAGGTACCCCAATGCGCGGTCGACGCCATCAACAACTACGCGATATGCCTTGCTTACAAGGTCGCTAGCGGCATAAACGGCAGCCGGATCGTCTTCGAACAGGATGATTTCATTCTCGACACCAAGCGCAGTTGGGGCGAAATCACGCAAGAAGACGTAGACGAAAAGCCGCCCGCCGGTTATATACGCGTAGACCGGGTTTGACAGGATCGCGATACCGGAGTCAACCGGAGTTGTCCATGTCGTCATGTTCACCGACGTGGAAACAAACAGGTTGGCTCCTGTGCGGATGAACATCAGCCACTTGTTCTCGTTGTTGACCCTGACAACGGACGCCTCGGTGTACGATGCAGACGAGGTAACTGCTGAAGACGACCATGTTGCCCCGTTGTTTATCGTGGTAAGGGCATAGATGATCCCGCCGGTGTAGCTGTAGACCACAAACCCCGTCGTATCGTGCCCGCCGACCGCCGCTGGATACGGAAGCATATCGCCGTAAACGAATGACCCGCTGCCATCGGCAATGACTCCGACAATCGCATCCCATGTGGCGCCGTCATCGTCGGAATAAACAAAATCGTTACGGTAGGTGCTGATGGCCCCGCCGCGCATGGACACCAGCGCGCCAATCCTGCCGCTGCCCATGACCCCAGCCTTTGCATCAGCCACATCGCATCCGTCGACGGAGTAAATCGTTTTTTCCCCAACCCATGATGCCCCGCGATCTTCCGAGAACATGATGTTCAGAGGTGAAGATTCCGACGTGTCATGCCTGTATCCGGCATCAAGGAACGCGATCATGACCCCGTCGGCTGGGTTGTAGACGGCGCTTGCGCTCCAATAATGCATGGCCCCGTCGCCGATAGCCACCCGAGATGACCCGTCCATCGGGTTGTCCAGTCGCTTGGCGCGCATCGCCGTCTTGACCGAACCGACGACGAAACTACCGTTGTGATACCTGGCGCCAGTCGGGATCGCCGCGACCGAATAGGCGAACCCATCAAGGTCGACATGGTGTCCAGGGTACGCCGCCTCAAGCAGCGCGAAGGCCGCGCTGTCGTCGGCAACGCCGTTGCCTTCGGCTCCGAAGTCCTTGACGCTGACACGCTCGCCCATCTTGCTCATGGCCGAACGCTCGACGGAGCCAGTCCCGGACTGCATGAACGTGCCAAGGTCGTAGACGGCGGCCGTCGCTTCGATTGCCGTGCCGGCAAGGTTCCATCGCAGGTATTCCCCGGCTCCTGGCGATTCGATTGTGATGCCAGACAGACCGGACCCGATCGACACCGCCGGGGATCGCCCGACGATCTCGGCAAGTTGCTGGATCTGGATTGTCGCCCGGTCCATGGCGTTGTTGATTACCGTCGGGTAAAACCCCCCTTGGTTGGTCAAGTCCATGGTTTGCGTGATCGGGATGTTGGTGCGGATCGTCAGCGAGTTCCCCACTGGCAGCGCATCTGGCAGCGTGATCGTTCCGCCTGGCGTTGCATTCTGGTCGGCATTCAGCGCGACCGTGTAATTCGTCGTCAGCGCCAGCGTTTCTTCGTTGTCATCGGAATCGATTTCTGTGACAAGCAGATCAGATGTCGAAAACACCTTGAACGAGAACGGGAAGGAAACCGTGACACCGTTCCCGGCATATGGCCCGGCCTTTCGGCTGGTGCTTGAAATGGTCATGCGCGGCCTCCTGATGAGTAGCCGACAGGGTATTGTTTTGCCATGGCGATACGCGCAGCGTTATCGCCCACGACTCTCCGGGCTCGCTGCGCCAGTGACAACGCCACGAGTGAAATCGATATCCCCGGTGGGATCTGTTTTTCCTTGCGCAACACCGGACACGTATCCAACCGGGCGGGCCAAGGCATGCGCCGGCAGCCCGGTAGCGATGGAGATCAGCGTCGAAACGTCGCGCACCGCGCGCTGTGCATCGCCCTCCCCCTTCACCGCCTTGTAGAGATCGAACGGCACGCCTGCGCCGGCTTCCATAGCACCAACAGCCGGCGCAACGCTCATCCGGTCATCAACCGGGTTGCCGTTGAACCGGGCGATGGCACTGTTTGCGGCCGCCCCAACGACAGGGACCATGGCCGTAATGTTCCGCATCGGGCCATAGACGAACAGCGCCATCAGCCAGTCATCCAGGTATTCACCGTCCTTGTCGTCGTCGCCAGGGCCTCCCTTGAACATCTGCGCGACGGCCTCGGCAACCAAGGCCGGGGCGTAAAAGCCGAGCAGCAGGATATAAGCCATACGTCCAGCACCCTTCTTCAGCCCGGCCTCTTGCATTACCTTCCCGATCTCGCTGCCGAGCAGGTTCGCCTGCATGTTGAAATAGCCGGCGAACTGCGTGAACAGCCTGGCATAGGCCGGACCGGATTCGATTCTGCTGATGTCCTCCGGCAGCGAGCTTCCTTGTGTCTGCCGGATGACAGAATCTGCCAGCCTGGCTGCATCCTTCGGGTTGAACTTTTCCTCCATCGCCTCGTTGTATGCCCCCATCCAGATGATCGGCCCCATGACGTTATCAACCGCTTGCTGAAGGAAGAACGAATGCCGTTTCGTCCATTCCTGAGCCCGTTCGTACAGCGTCGGATCGATCATGATGCTTTCGATCTCGCCAAGCATCGCATGCACCTCGCCATCCATCCGGTGCGCCATGTATGGCGATAAGCGGGACACTTCGGCGGCAGTCTCGCGCGGCGCCTTGATGTAGCGCACAGTGGCAGACGCAAGGCTTGACGGGCGAACCTTCAGCCCAGCCAGAAGTCCGCCAGTGATCTGCTGCGCCGCGTTGCTGATGTTGGCGAACATATAGGCCATGCCAGTACGATTGCGGATCGTATTGACCGTTCTCGAAATGACTCCGGCACCGGCGATTGGCGTCGTTACCTGTTGCCGTGCCGTGCGGTTCAGCCACGGGCGAAGCATGCCGGTGATCGCGCCAGGATCGCGGCGGTTAATGGCGTCGGCAACAGGTTCGAATCCGATCAGCCGGGCGGCGTCTCGAATCGGAACCTCAAGATGCGAGAAGAGCAGCACTCTATCGATATGCTGCGGGAGCGCCCGCATGTCGAGCAACAAAGGTCTGTCGTATTCGACGCGCGATTTCGTGAACCCCTTGCTGGTGCTCGGGAACACGTAGGACATGCCATCGCTCCCTTCCTCAACCAGCTTCTTCAACTCCATGTCCTTGACGATCCTGCTGTCCACCATCGCCGGCACATAACCGCCTCGGTAGGAGCCAAACGGGGTAACGAACGGAGTAGCTGTAACCTCTTCGAAATACTTGCCGGTAGCGTCACGGTGCGCCCGCTGCGCCGCAGGCTTCATCGATTCCATGAGATCCCAAACCGACTGGGCGAAATCGTAGTGCGCCTTCGTGAGCTTGCCGGAGTCGATCAGAGTTTTGACAAACGCATCCCACCTGGCCGTATTGATGCTTCCGTCAGGCAGCTTTTCGGCCCACCCACGCCCGAGCAGAAACTTGCGCTTGTTGCTGTCGTTACCAGTGTGCAGGATGGCGTGCAGGATCTCGTTCATTGCCACGCCGCCGGAATCCTTGCCGAAGACGTAGCCGAGCATGGGCGCATCTATCAGACCGCGCCGCATGGTCGGCGCAACTGACATAAACAAATTGCGGAAGGCCCGCAACTTTTCGGCCTTCTCCGCTATGTAGGCGTCGGCGGCATCCTTGATCGGCGTCCAAAGGTAGCGCCGGAACGGACCGAACTTCTCCCCGCCGTCCTGCTGATCAACCCACGATTCGACGCGCCGCAGAATGGCTTTGACGGACGAGAAATTCATCGCGCGCATTTCGTCGTCAGTGATCGAACTTGACTCCCCTGGCGCATGCTGCGGAATCCCAAGCTCTTGCATGCGCCTGAATAGCGCGTCCGCAACGGTCTTGCGGTCCATCAGCACGCCGTCGATTTCCATCGTCCGGCTGCGCTCGGCCAAGTGCCAGAGGGAATCAACATCTTCCCTAAGTGCCCGCAACTCATCGAGCGTCAGATCCTTGATCGGCTTTCCGTTGGCTTCGGCTTCCTCAACGGCCTTGCGGATCACGTCGGCCATCCATGTGGGATCGTTTTTCTGAACGACCTCCACATACGCGACGGCAGACTTTGCCTTGCCGCCGTATCCATACGCTGCCAGCACCGCCCGCGCTGCATTCACCAAGTCCATGTCGCGAGACTTCCCTATCGTCGCATCCTTGCCGCCGATCACCCGGCGGAAGAACTCATCGATCTTCCTCGCCTCCTCGATGGCTTCATGCGCCGCACGGGTGGCATAGATGTTCAGCAGTTGAGTCCTCTTCTCCGATGCCGCCGTTTCGATGTCGCCGGACTTCTCAGCCTTTGCTGCCGCACGCCCAGCACGCGCCGCAGATCCGGAGTATTGCGCAGGCTTGATGTCGCGGATTTTCAGGCGGCTGATCATCGCATTCGAAAACTCCCGAGCGGCCGCCGGCAGAACGGCGAACGTCCGCCTCCTGCCGTTCCGATCATTCCCGGCATCCCCGCGCACATTGAGCGCCTTTTCGAGCGTCGCAAGCTCGGTCGCAATGGCCCTGGCCCTGACTTCATTGTGGATCGCCATATCGGCGGCTTGCGCGATTGCTTCCGGCGAAGACAGTTCGCCGAATTGCTCAAGCATTCGCTGATCGGTCAGCGCATCTATCATTTCGAGCGGAGGAACTGCTGCGACGAGCGCCTGAACAAGCGCATCACCACTCCCGAACTCGGGGAACAGTTCGGCGACGACATCCGGGTGCAAGCCGCCGGCAGCGGTCATCCTGCGGGCCTTCAAGACCTCTATCTGGTCGCTCGATAGCGACGTGTCACGCAATCCGTCGAGGTTCAGACGGCCAGCACGCAGCCCGCCATGGTTGGCCATGTCTTCGCCAGCTTTCGGCGGCGGGTCCATCATCGACGACGCGTCGACGGCGTTGGAATACTGCGGGCTCCCTCTAAGCTCATCGGCGAACAACTGTTCCAGCTCGCGCACGTCGACCCTGCCGTTTTCGTCTTGCGTCAGGTATCCGTGCTGTGCAAGTGCCTCTGCCATGCCGTCGATAGATAGTCCGCCTTCGACGCGCCACACCGGCATACCGAACACGCCGCTGGTTGGCTTGTCGGCCGGATCGGTCCCCCACGTGCTGACGGCTTCAGCCTTGTTGATACCGCCGAGCTTGGCAATTGCCTTGAACAGCGAATCGGTTTCAGGATTCAGTTCGCGAGGATCGCTCTTTGGCTTCGCCGCCACGTCGACCACATCATCCGCACCGATCTTGGCCGTCAGGAACTGCCACGCGCGATATACAGGCTGGCTCATCACATCACGGCGGGCAGTCATCTTGACCTCTGCACGCTTGGCCTTCGACTCCTGTTGCAACTTCTTCAGCACGCGGACGCGAGCATTCTTTATCCATTGCATGTCGCGCATGCCTCGCGCCTGAAGTTCCTCGATTGCGACGTTCGTCGCATCCGTACCAAGCGCGTGATAGGCGGCGAAGTCTTCTTGGCTCATGCCCGCTTGTTCTGCCGTCGAAAACAGATTGATCATGCTTCGGGCCTGTTCCGCCTGCTTGATGTCTTCGGTTGTTGCCAGCATCCGGTCGAAAACGCCGCGCACTTCTGGTGTCAGGGAAACGTTCAGCGACTTGAGCGACGTGTAGACCTTCAGCAGCCAAGCGCGGAACCTCTGAAACACGCCATGCAGCTCGATCGATGGCGCTTTGCCCTCGGCCAAGTACAACTCGAACCCGCGCGCGAACTTCTCGTGATATGACCGACGCTCCTCGAATTCGAGATTCGCCCACGTTGGCAGATCCGCAACTCCGAACCAGTCGAGTACGGCCTGCATGTCTTGCTGCACGGCGGCTGGCGCCATCGGCTGAGATGCGAGATCGGCCATGACCTCCAGGAAGAAATGCCCGGACTCGTGCAGGAATGTCGATAGGTTCGCGTCTTTGAGAAGCGCTATGGTGTTCGTCGAAGGGTTGAATGTTCCCCGGGGAGCCTGGTCGGATTGGCGCAGAATGTTCGCCTCTCGAATCGCGTCCAGTTTCTCCCCGTTGCGCTCCAACAGCGCAATGCGGTCGAGCGTCGGCTGGTCCCATATCACATAGTTGTAGGTTCCTTTGCCGTCGGCACGGCTGTTGCCATCGAGGTAGCGCAGGCCGGGGATGCCGAGAGCACGCAAGGCAGCGCTTGCAGCCTTCTGGTCGTTGTTCGTTATTTCACGGTAGAGCCATTCGCCGTTTCGCGACTTGCCGCCCATCGCGCGCTCCCATGCCCCGCTGGGGGCGCCGCGCCAGCCGATGGAGGACTTGCCCATTTGCGGGTCTGTTTCCAGGGCGGCAAGAACTTCAGGCTGCTCGCTCAGCGGACGGTCCCAGTCCAGTAAGTGCGGCAGCACATCGTCCGGGATGTCGAGTTTGTACAGCGTCCCTCCGTCGTAAACATCTACGTTGCCAAGCTCTTCCTTGACGTCTTGCGGGAGCCTTGCGAAGTCTGCCCTTGCTGAATCTCCTTGGTGGCCGTACTGCATTGCTCCGGACCGGCTTTCTATCCACTCCGCAAGCTGCTTCGCCCTTTCAGACACCTTCAAATCTTTCGCACGAACGCCGTTGAACAAGACGACAGGTTTTGCCAGTTTCGCGGCATATTCGTTCGCCACTCCATCCGCTTCCGCCGAGTACCACCCCCACCCGTAAGCCTGCCCCCCCTCACCGGTTCCCCTCTTGTCGAGCCTCGGACGCCCATGCGGGAACCCCGGCTCAGGCGCCCACACATGCGGCGTGCCGTGCCAAGCGAGCGCGAACTTCGGCGACGCCGTCTCTCCTGTGCTTCCTGCTTCGCCCGTTTTCACCTGGCGTGCGTACTCGGCGAAGCCCGCGGCGACCGCCTCGCGCACGGTGTCCAGCTTGTCCGCCAGCCGCGCATCGACCGCAAAGGCGTTGCCTTTGACCAGCGCCAGCATTTTGCTCAGCGCGTTGCCGATCGCCATGCGGACGCGCGCAATGATGCTGCGGGCGGTCTCCCCGCCGTGTTGCGCCTCGATACGCGAGAACACGTCCGCCCAGAAACCTTCTTCGGCGAAACGGTTGCCTGAGAGGTCTGCCATCCACTCCTCGGCCAGGAACTCCCGCAACGTCGTCGCACCGTCGTAGGGCTGGTCAAGCTGTGCCAGGTCTAGTTCGGCGCCGAAGTAGTCCTTGTGCTGCGCCTGCAGCTCGCTTTCCGTCAGCAGTCCAGACACGGCGGTCAGCATCCGGTCGTAGGCGTCCTTCGCCTGTGACCGCATGGCGTGCGTCAGCTCATGCCCGAGCACGCGCAGGTGCGCGACCGACGAGTCTGCGCCCAGGTAAATCGTGTTGCCCTGCAGGTAGAACCCGTCGGTGCGCGCAGCCGCCGAGTCGGACGAGAAGAAGACCACCCGTTTCTTGAAGACACGAGCGACTTGCTCGACGAACTGCGCGGCCTGCTTCGACACGCCCTTCGTCTGCCCGGCGTCCGGCAGGTCGGCCGGCTGATGCAGGGTCACCTGAACGTCGGCCGAAACGTCCGGCATCCCTCGCAGGACGCGGCGGACTTCCGCCTCGTCGTTTGTTCGAGTTGGCACCGCCTGGCGCTGCGTCCGTTCCGCGCGCCGCTGGTTGGCTTCCGCTGCCATCCGTGTCTGGTAGGCCGCGTCAGTCTCGCCGCCGCGCCGCCGGGACATGCGCGCGCCAACACTGCGCGCGATCTCTTCCTGCGCCTGGTCAGCGGTGTCGCTGGGTTCGCCCTTGAAGCGGGTACCGGATACCGGCCGCGTCGTGTCGCCCCGCTGCGCCCAGGTTTTGAACTCGCCCGGCGACATCGCCGTGACGGCCCCCCGGCGCCGCGGCCCTGACCGGTCGCCGAAGTTCGCGTCATAGGCCTTCGCCGCTTCCGCTGCGCTGGCATAGCCGATCAACGCCTTGTGCTCGTCGAAGCTCCGGGAAAGGTCGTACTGATCGACGACGAACACCGGCCCCGTGTGGTTCGCCGCGGTCCCCGGCTTCACGAAGACATCCACCGCGTCGCCGTCATTCCCCGTCGTGCGCTTCACATACCCGTAGTGCGCCTTGAGCTTGGTCTTCCAGCGCTTCCCGTTCTCGATGCCCGCGCGCACGGACCCTTCCGGGTTCTCGATGGCAACGTCGATGCCGCTGACGCGCAGGTGCCCCTTGGCGTAGTTCCCGGCCGCCTTCTGCGCCTCGCTCGGGTTCGTGTCGGCCCGTGCCGCGGCCGCATCGATGCTGCCCCCTGCGTCTTCTTCCTGCTGCAGCTGCTCGGCACGGACGGCATTCGCCGAGACCGCCTCGCTGGCTCGCGCCTTGGCCCGCTGTTGCGCGATCGGCATCCCGGCGACCGGTTGTGCCACCGACGGCAAAAGCTCGTCCTGTGCGCTTTCTGCGGCTCTCAGGGCGGCCAGATCAACTCGCGGCGCAGGCGTCGTTGCAATCGCCTTTGCCGGTAAAGCCTTCTCGGACGCAACAGGCTGTACCGGCGCTTCGACGGGCAGCTCTTCCTGCCGCAGCTGCTCGGCACGGGTCACGTTCGCACTCTGCGCCGCTGAGACTGCGCGACCTGTCAGCACGGTATCCCGCGCGGACCCGGTCTTCGGAACCACGGCGAACCGCCCGCGAACGGACGGGTGCTCGATGACGCTGAACAACTCCGGGTCAATCTGCCTCGCCCGATAGGTCTCCGCCGCCTTTTGAGAAGGGTACGGGAGCAACAGGTCCGGCGCGTTCTTGGCCTGCACGGCTTCGGTCGCCCCGGATTCCACGGCTGCCACGGCCGCCCGCTCCAATGGCCCGCCTCGCCGGTCGAGTTCCGTGATCCGCCCGGTCACCGGGTTCTGCACGATGATCGGCTTCTCGGTGAGCAGCCCGGCACTGGCAGGAGGCAAGGCGGAGTACAGATCGACGGAACCCGCCAGGGCCGCGTTGGCGGCGTCGCTCGCTGCGATATGTTCCGCGGTCAGCGAGCCGGGCTCTGCGCCCGGTGTCGTCGTGGTCTGCCGCCGAGCGGGCGACGTTGCCGCCTCGTACAACTTCTGTCCGGCAAAGGTAATCCCGCTTTGCCCGAGGGCCATTGCTGCTTCGAGCGCTGCCCCCTTCGTGTCCCAGTCCCCGGTCGCAGCGCCTTGACCGAGGAACTCACCTGCGAACTCCCCGGCCGGCTCAAGCGCCCCGACCGTGAGGTTTCGCGCCAGCGCCTGGCCTCCTCTTTGCGACGCCTGAAACACGGCGTCGCCAGCGATGCGCGTCGCAAACTCGGGAGACTGCAAAGCCACCTTGACCGCGGCTTTATCTGCTACGTCGACGCCGAGGTCGGCAAGCGCGCGCCCCGCAGCGGCTTTGCCAGGGGCGGAGAGCAAAAGATGCCCGAGCCCCATGGTGGCGGTATCGACGCCCCCGATGATTGCCCCCTTGAGCCCAGCCTGGCCGAGAATGGCGTCCCCTTGCGCAGCAAGAAAAGCCTGCACCGCGGGCCTGTCCCTTGGATCGATGCCCGCCTTTTGCAAGGCGCGGTCCACTTGCTCCCCCGCCTCCATCGCCGTGTTTCCTGCGGAAGCCCCTGCCCAGCCGCCGATTACTGCACCTGCAGGCCCTGCCACCGCGCTACCGGCTGCGCCCCCTGCGAGCAAGCCCGTCATCGGCGCTACCATGTTCGGCACCTGCTCGACGATGCCGGCGCCCATTGCGGCAAGGTTCTTGCCGGTAGCACGGACCCCGGAGACGATACCGGGCGCTTCCTGCCAGTCCTTGGCGAATTCACCAGCGACGTTTGCGATGCCCCCGGAAATGCCTTCTCCCGTATCCCAGGCGCGCATCAGTTCCTGGCCTTCCGGGCTTCCTGGGTTGGCAGCACGATATGCCGCTCGTTCGGAAACCACACGCGCCCCGGTTTCCGCGTCTCCGGTGAGTAATGCCCCAGCTTGCTTTGCCGAACTCGCCGCGTTTTCGTATCCGCGAGTCAGCGGACCGTCGGTTCCCTTAAGTAGGCTTCCTGGCGCTTCCGTCGTCGGATGCGCCGACCACCAGTCGTCCTCTACCGCGGGTTCCTTCGGCGAGCTTGCGGGCGCTTCCACTGGGTGCTCTGCCCACCACTGCTCGGCGGTACTCACGGCTTCGTCCGATCCGTTCCGTCAGGAGCCCGGTAGCGAGTGCCGCTCGGCAGCTTGTCCATGTCCGCCTTGCTCTTCGGTGCCGGCAGTCCCGTCTGCTGCGGGGCGCTGACGATCGTCGGCGCCGGGCCTGTGTAGGCCAGGTGCGACGGTAGGGCGCGCAGCGCGCCGGTAGTCTGGTCGATCTCCTGCCCGCCTCCGATCGTCACCAGCTTGCTCTCCGGTGACTTGCCCTGCAGTTGCTGGATCAGCAGCGCGTAGCGCGCCTGCGCGTCGACGTCCTTGGCCTTGCCGGCATCGAGGAGCATCTGCTGCAACGACTGCAGGACGTTCACCGCGTTGAGCTGCCCGCCCTTGATCGCCGCGTCGAGCATTTGTGCCTGTTGTTGCAGCGGGCTGCCGAGAACCTGCATCAGTGCCGTCTCGTGCCGGTTCTGCTGATCCTTCGCCTGCAGGTCCTGCCCGCGGCGGACGTTGTTGGCCTCGATGATCTTCGCCGAACGGGTCAACTCGCTGGCCTGCGCTGCGGCGTCCCGGTCCTGCATTTCTTTAAGCGCGGCGATGCGGCCGGATTCACTGCGCAACCACCCTCCCCCCTTGGCCAGGTCGTTCGCCAGCCTTGCGGTGTTGGACTCGTTCACAAAGCGGTTGAACCGGTCGGACTTGGCGTTCTGCTGTTCCTCGTAACTGGTCCCGGGCGCCCGGTCCATCGCTTGCGCCCGGGATCGGGCAAGCGCCTCGTTCTCCGCGCGAACCTGGTCGAGCTGCCGTTGATACTGCTGCGTCGGCCCTGTGTCGTTGCCGAAGACGTCGAGCAAGAGCGCGCCCGGCGGGCGTGCGGTTCCGGTCTCCGAGAAGCTGTTGCCCCGCGGCAGCGGTTTGTCCGGTCCACCGGCGCCCGCGGCAACCGGTTGCGGTTGTGCGGACCCTGCGACAGAAGTCGCGGCCATCTCTGGTTGCCGCAGCATCGTGAAGGAGTTTCCTTGCCGGACGATCGCACCCGCAT